TCATAACCCAGAGGTCCATGGTTCAAATCCATGCCCCGCTACTGATTGACCGCCGTTCCCATCATCTGGGGCGGCGGTTTTTAATATCTGTTCAGCCTTCATGGGCGTAAGATCAGTCCGCACGAGCGTATCAATACCCACATTGAAGAAATCAGCTGCGTTGCACATATCCTCAAAGAACCACGTCTGCTTGTTCTGGAGCATTTTCGACAGGGCCTGAGGAACTTTATCCATGCACTCAGCTAGATCCTTCTTCTTCTTATGAGAGACAGCCAAGAACAGATTAATGTTCGCTACGGCAATCTTCTGCCACTCTAGTCCATTATTTGTTTTTCTAAGCATTGTATTAACCATGACTTCATTATAAACCATAGGTTTAGTTCTGGCGACACGCGGAATGGTTTAAACATCAGCGCACTTGTGCTTTACTGTTTAACTGTGAGTTTAGTAATTAGCGAACAAAGAGTGATTGCGCGCAGAGTGCGCGGCCTGCTGATGGCCAATCACTTGACACAGCGAGAGTTAGCCGAGTCCATCGGCATGAGTGAACAGGCGATGTCTAACAAGCTTCGAGGCTTGAAGAATTTCACCTTGCGTGATGTGTCGCGTATTGCCGATTATTTCGATGTCTCCACCGATTTCGTGCTTGGCCGAGAGCCGTTGGAGGTGAAGTGATATGGGCGTTCGTTTCGAGATCACCACGGAACCAGACACGGTTGCGCCGGGTGATCTGGTGGTGTTGCGTCTGGTGACGCAGAAGGGCGGCGTGAAGTGGACGTGCGGCATCGTGCGTTGCTTCACCGACGATGAAGACCAACCCGCAATAGTGCTGACCACCGGCAAGATACCGGAATATGACGGCTACTGTCTGGTGTGCTGCATCAAGTCCATACCCGACGAAGTGCAAATGGCGATCACCGACGAAGGCGAGGTGGTGGGATGAGCGTCACAGTCAAACGTGTGGACAGGAAAAGCAGTCAACGTTTTTACGAGCTGATCGTTGAGACGGCAGAAGTCACCGTGCGCGTCCCGTTCAACGGCTACGAGCTTGACGATCTTGAGAAACAGATCGACCGATGCTTCAACGAGGAGGATTGACCGTGAAACGTTTCATCAAGTTCGTTCTTCTGATTCTGCTCAGCCCCTTCGTGTTGTTCATGCTGGGGCTGGTGCTCTCGATCGTCCGTCTGGGTGATTTCCTCACCGACGACGACTGACGGCATCCGATAACTTCATAGCCCTTGACCCAGCCGAAAGTCGGTTGCTGGTGAGGCGTGATAAAGCATCCGGCCGCGCCTTGCCCAGCGCGTTACAAACACACCACGTGTGGCGTGGTGGTTGAAGCGTCCCTAGCGGGGAGGCGTGCGGGTCTAGCTATGAGCGCGTGGCGTGTTCCCAGGGACGAAAGCGGCACCATCGGCTGGCCAAGGCCAGTGTTGCGCGTTCAGACCTTCGTCGCGGCATTGTGCCGCTGACCATATGCGACGGCCTTGGCTCCATGCCGAAATGCTTTGCATGTGGGAACCCTTCGGAAATTCAGGAATCTTCGGATTCTTGTTTTTCCGCTTAGGGTTTCCCGCTCTAACCTTCCACCATCCAAAATCTACAAACGATTCATTCAGAGACTTATCCACAAACGAGATTGGGGGCAACATCATGGGCTATGCGGTTGATTACATTCCTACCAGCGGGCAGAAGCGCAGAAAGGTGAAGAAGAAGTACCGTCGAGAGCATGTGACCAGCAAGGCCATCAGGGCGAAGGACATGAAGAAGGCGGTGAAATGGAATCTACCCAAGCTTGAGTACGACACCACCGGAGCGGATACCGTGGATCGTTCCATCGCCATCAGGATTCTCCACTTGGATTGCATCAGCCGTGACACCGACCCGGACGGCGACCATGCCATGCAGCAGTTGGTGAGCGAGGGCATCGTGTCGAAGCCGAAGCGTGTGGGTGGCCGTCAGGTGTTCGACCGCGCCGACCTGATCCAGTCGTTGAAGGCGTGGACTCGTTGATGGCGGGCAAGTATCTGACCACGGCTCAGGCGGCGGAATACTTGGGAGTGAGCACCCGCACGATGCGCAGGTGGCGAAACCGCAACATCGGTCCCGCGTATGTTCGGTATTCAGACCGCACGTGCAGGTATCCGCGGGGAGGCTTGGAAAGGTTCAGGGCGGATCATGCCGCGCGTTGACCATCGTTTGAGGGTGCCGCCCGCGATAAGCGCGGAAGTGGTGGCACGGTACGGCAACGACTGTTGGCTGGACATGCCGGGATGCACGAAGGTGGGCGACACGTCCGACCATATCGTGCCCCACGTGTTCGGCGGTCCCACTATCGTCAAGAATCTACGGCGGGCGTGCAGGCATTGCAACGGCTTGCGTCGTGAACGCATACTATCCGGTTGGCCTAGCGTGATCCACGCGGTCATCGGTCCGCCATGCGCGGGCAAGACCACGTGGGTGTTGGAGCACATGCAGCCGGGCGACATCATCGTGGATTACGACCGGTTGGCGGATGCGCTCATGCCGGGCATGCCGGACGATACGCCCGTGCCCGACGCGGTGCGTGACCTCGTGGCCGGGGCATGGCAGGGAGCCTATCGCAACGCGGTCACGCTGGCCAAACCCGTGAGCCTGTGGCTGGTCAAGGTCATGCCCGGCACACAGCGAAGCCCGCGCCTATTGGACGAATGGCTGGCGTTGGACTACGACATACACGTGTGTGATCCGGGCAAGCCCGTGGTGGTGGAGCGGCTGGAGGAACTGAAGGCCGGACGGCGTGAGCTGGCCAGCATGCGCCAGTGGTACAGGAGCGGCATCACCCAGGCAGGCATAGACTCAAGGCAGAAGGCGAGGCGCGCGAGGCTTGCGAGCCTTGGCCTACGCGACGGCGAACCAACCACGCCAGTCGTGGCCTCTTCGCCGCCGGTTCGGGCGCGGCCTCGCTGGTAGCCGCCCGTTTTTTAAGCCGCAAGGCACCACCGATACCCCGCGCCCACCGTTTTCTTATCCCCACAAACCAAATAAAAAAGCCCGAAAACAGGGACGGAACCCACGATTTCGGACTGATTCGTTAGCCAATTAGTGAATCTACAACAATTTTGGTTTGGAGGCAACAACATGGGTGAGTTCCATGGACTCGACGGCATGGAGGACGCCGGAATCGTCAAGGGGCCGCAGGAAAAAGCGACCGAGAAGTTCATCAACAGGTTCAGGGAAGGCAAGGCGGACAACGCCATGGCCGATTTCCTGTATTCGAGCATGCTGAGCATCGCGCGCAACATCGACGCGCAGAACAACCGTGGCCGCGAGATAAGCCGCAACATGACCTCCCTGCTCGGCTACATCCAACAGCTCGAAACCATCTACCCGTCCACACCTTCCCAGACTGACGACAGGCTGGAGGAACTCATGGCGGCGATGGCGAAATGAGCGTCAAACCCACCCCCAGCCTCAAACCACGCTACGCGACCCCGCGCAACCTTGCGCGTCCGACCGATGGCGGCAAGGAAGCCCGCATAGCCGAAGCGTTGGGCACCCCGTTCTTGCCATGGCAGCGCATGGTTTCCGACGTGTTCGGTGAGATAGACCCCGACACCGGCACCTACTATTACGACACTTTGGTGCTCACCGTACAACGGCAGGCCGGGAAAACCACGCGCGAGCGGGCGACCGAAACCCGCAACGCGTTGTGGGGGCCGAACCGTCGTGTGTGGTATCTGGCGCAGACCGGCAAGGACGCATCCCAGCAGTTCCGCGAGTACATCACCGGTTTCGACAAGTCTCCGCTGGCTCCGTTGGCCGCTTCCAAGCGCATGAGCAACGGCAGCATGTGCCTCACGTTGAAGAACGGCAGCACGATACAGCCGGGCGGCACGACCGACAGTGGTGGCCACGGCTTCCAGGGTGATTCGCTGACGTTGGATGAATGCTGGGCGCTGCCAGCCGACAAGGCCAAGGCGATCCTGGACGGTTTCCTTCCCACGACCACCACGCGTTTGAAGCTTACCGGCGTACGGCCACGGCTCACGTTCTGTTCGACCGAGGGCACGGCGGAATCCACGTTTTTCAATCCGAAGCTTGACGAGTTGCGGGCGATGATGGACGCGGGCGAACCCATGGGACGAACCTGCTTCTTCGATTTCGGTATACCGTTCGGCAGTGATCCCGAAGACTTGGACAACATTTGGGCGCATCATCCCGGTGCCGGGCATTTGTTCGACTACGACCAGTTGGCCGATTTCCGCCGTCAGTTCAGCCAGGACGCGGCGGGTTGGGCGCGTGCCTTCGGCAACTTGCGGGATTCGGGAATCATCGACCGTGCGATAGACCCGCAACTGTGGCAGTCCACCAGCGCCAACGCTATAGATCCGGCTGAGGCCACCGGGCGCGTGTGTTTCGGCGTGGCCGTGGCCATGGGAGGCATCGGCACCGCGATAGTCGCATGCATCGAAACCGAGGCCGTGCCCCTGTTGCAGGTCGTGGACGTGTTGCCGGGAACCGGCAGCGCGCCGGAACGATTGAGGGAATTGCAGGAACGCTACCACGCGCCCATCTGCATCGACATGCGGGGGCCGTCCGCGGCGTTGGCCGACCGGTTGCGTTTGAGCTTGGATGAATGGGGCATAGCCCGTTACGAGCTTGTGGATATGAGGGCGGCTGACGCGGTGACCGCGCCGCAGGCGTTCATGAGCGCGTTGGATCAGCACGCGGTGAATCACGCGCCCGATTCGGACATGGATCGTGAGGCGGGTTTGGCCGGTAAGCGCATGAGTGGTGACGCTTGGCTGTGGAACAGGGCTGAGGGCGTGAACGCGCCGACCATCGAGGCCGCAACGCTCGCCCTGTGGGGATTGACGCACATGCCCGACGACACACCGCCCGGAGTGTACTAAAACGTGGCCGACGTGTCCGCTTATGGCCGCTATGGCCGCTTATGGCCGCTATTTTTTGGCGTGGCGCTGCCATGCCGCGCATCATGTCCGGCATGAGCATACGAGAGAGGATGGCGAACATGTGGGGCGCGGTGAAGCGTTCCGCCAATCGCGTGTCAAGCGTGGCGACCGCGCCGTTCCGCCGTCCGGCCGGGCGTGACCCGTTGAACATGTCGGTCGTGTTCCGAGGCGTGCAGATATTGCAGACCGCAGTCAGCGGCTTGCCCGTGCGCCAGTTGCGGCATGGCATGGCCGTGGAACCCGCGCAGATCGTGGAACGCCCGGACCCCGACACGTGGCGGGCGGACTTCATCAGCGAAACCGTCATGGGCTTGGCGTTGAACGGCAACGCGTTCTGGCTGAGGTTGAAGGGCGTGGACGGCTCAACCATCGGCTTGCGGAATCTGCCGCCAGCGTTGGTGAGCGTTTCCGACGCTCGCGGCGACATCGCCAACCCCGACAAGCGCTATTGGTACATGGGGCGCGAATACACGTCAAACGACATCATTCATCTCAGATTCTTGAAGGTGCCGGGACGGTTGCGCGGCATGGGGCCCATCGAGGCGGCGCGCGAGGAGATCGAGGGAGCCATCGACGCGCGCGATTACAAATCAAGGTATTTTTCCGAGGGCACGCATCCCACGGGCATCATCAGCACCGCGAAGCCGTTGAACGACGAAGTGGCCGAGAAGGTCAAGGAAAGTTTCAAGCGCAACGTCGATGACGTGAAGGTGCTCACCGGCGACCTGAAATACACCCAGCTGGCGCTGAGTCCCAAGGACATGCAGTTTCTGGAGACGCAGCAGTTCGACACCACGCAGATAGCCCGCCTGTTGGGCATCCCCGCTTCGCTCATGCTCGCGGCGGTGGAAGGCTCGAACCTCACCTACAGCAATATCGAACAGGAATGGATACAGTTCGCGGACTTCACTCTTGAAGCCTACGCGCAGCCCATCGAACTCGCGTTGGGTGAGGTGCTGCCGCGCGGCACCAGCGTGGAACTCGACTGGGACAGCATGCGCCGAAGCGACACGAAGACCAAGGCCGAAACCTACCAGATTCTCATAGCGTGCAACGTGCTCACCGTAGATGAGGCGCGCGCCATGGAAGGCAGGCCACCACTACCCGCCGCACCAACCCCGCAACCATCGAACGACTTGGAGGAAACCGAATGAACGAACGCAAGGAAATCGCCTACCGCGGCCTGAAACTCCGCAAAGCATCAGATGGTGACGGGCGCAGCATCGAGGGCGTGGCCGTCCCGTTCGGTGACATCTACAACGACCCGTGGGACGGGGCGGAAACGTTCGACCGTGACACCGTTTTCGAGAACGCCGACACGGCCAAGCTCTGCTACCAGCACGCCGAACTGATCGGCGCGATCACTTCGGCAGAGAACCGCGACGACGGGCTTCACATCACCGCACGAATCGCTGACACCCAGCTTGGGCGCGACGCGGTGGCATTGATGGACGAAGGCGCGTTGGACTCGCTCAGCGTCGGATTCATCCCGTTGGAGGACGAACGCGACGAAAACAACGTGACCCACCGCCGCCGCGTGCGCCTCCTGGAAGTGAGTTTGGTGAGCTGGCCCGCATACCAGAACGCCAAGGTGGAGAACCACCGCAACCTCAATACCGAGAACAGCCAGGAAAGGAACCACATGGAAAACGAAACCATCGAAAAGGTGCGCGCGGAACAGGCCGAACAGGCCGACGTGCTGCGCAGCATCCAGGCGAGCCTAGCCACCATGAACAACCATGGCAGCTCGAATCCCGCCGCATCCTACCGCAGCTACGGGCATCTGCTCAAGCAGCTCGCCAAGGGCGACGAACAGGCGCGCAACGACTACGAGCAGATCAGCAAGCGCGACTACACGGGCGGCGTGCTCGCCAACAGCGACCCGCAGCCGGTATGGATCAGCAACACGCTTCGCATCCTCGAACAGCGCCGCCGCATCACCAACCTCGTGTCACACGCCGCGCTGCCGTCTGAAGGCGAGACGCTGAGCTACCCCATCGTCACCGAGGACACCACCACCGTAGGCAAGCAGGCCAAGGAAGGCGACTACCTCCCCTATGGCGAGATCAAGATCGGGGCACGAACCGCGACCATCGAAACCTACGGCGGCTACACGTCCCTGAGCCGCCAGGCCATCGAACGCGCCAGCGTGCCCTACTTGGACAAAACCCTTGAGGCGTTGGTCAAGGCGTACGCGCGCAATACCGAAGCCGCCACCCGCATCGCCCTCTACGGTGCCATCGGTGACGTGTCCGCCTCGGACAAAATCGACGCGGGCAAGGCATTGACGGCGATGACCCCGAACGACTGGCTCGACATCATCATCGACGCGCGCCTTGAGGTTGAAGACCGCAACACATCATTGGACTATCTCGGCGTTTCCGGCGACGTGTTCAAGGCCATCGCCCACCTGAGCGACGACGGCGACCGTTTCATGGACATCAGCGGCGGCGGCATCGACCGGCTCGGCAGCATCGACACGACCGACATCACCGGTTCACTGCTTCGCGTGCCAGTGGTGCTCATGCCCGGCGCGGCCGCAGGAACCGCCGCGTTCCTCGACAAGGGAGCCGTGACCGTGTGGGAGAACGGCAACAGCCCCTTCCAGCTCCAGGACGACAACGTACTCAACCTCACCAAAGACTTCAGCGTGTACGGCTACGCCGCGTTCGGCGTGACCTTGCCCGAAGGCATCCTGCCCATCAAGTTCGCCAACGCCTGACAGAAAGGAACCCGACCATGGAATGGAAGACCAAACTACCCAATATCCCCAAAGACACGTATGGCCCCGCGTTCGAGCCGACCATCATCGCCGCGATCAATGAACTCCGCGCAGCCATCGGCGGCACGACGGCACCGGAGGCCACCACCGTTGACACGCTCGGCGGCGCGACCGACATCGGCAAGAACATTCTCAAGGCGCGTGACGCGGCGGCGGTGCGCACCCTGCTGAACGTGGCCGAGAAACCGGCGGCCTGATGGCGGACGACCCACTTCTGAATGAACTCGCAAGGCAGGCCGGAACGCTCGACACCGACGACCGTCCGGCCTTGGCCGCGAGGCTCCGCGCGGCACGCGCCTACCTCTCCCCGCACGTGGATGGCTACGGCATCCCGAAGGACGTGGTGGACGACTGCACGCTGTCGGTGGCTTTGGACTTGTGGCAGGCTAAGGACGCGAGAAACGGCATCGTGGGAATCACGGACGGCGTGGAACCGTTCAGAATCCCCACCGACCCGTTGCGCACCGCTTGGCCGAAGCTCAGGGCGGCGGGCTTGCCCGCAGGATTGGGCATCGCATGAGCCGAGTGGACGAACTCACCGAACAGCTCACGGAACGCATCACCGAAGCCGGGCACGGCCTGATCCTCCAAGTCACCACAGACCAGTCACTGGTCAAACCATCGCCGGGCAAGGTCAGCTTGGTCATCATGCCGCCGGACATCGCTTGGGACGGCTGGGAACTGGAACCAAACGTGACGTTCAAGATTCTCGCGGTGGCGGGAACGGCGAACACGAACACGCGCGGCTACGACCTGATCCTAGAAGCCATGGACATCATGCACCAGGCGGACGTGAACATGGCCACGGCCACTCCAGTCGGCTTCGACCTCGCGGGCGCGGGAACGCTCGCCGCATACGAAATCACACTCAACCCCATGTAATCGAAAGGACACAATCATGGCGACAAGAACCCTTGGACCGGGCAAGCTCACCATTACTGACGACGGCACAGGGCGCGACTTCAGCGCCGAAGTCACCAAGGTGCAGTTGGTAGCGTCGAACAACACCGACGACCCAATCAATTTCCTTGACGGCTCGCAGGACACCAGCTCAAGCACCGACTGGACGCTTGAGGGAACCATCGTTGACAACTTCGACACGGACAACCTCGCCAACTGGTGCTTCGACCATGCCGGCCAGACACTGCCGTTCGAGTGGGTGCCGAACAACAACGGGGCGACCAAGTGGAACGGTAAGGTGAACATCTCGCCCGTGAGCATCGGCGGCGACGTGAAATCAAAGAACAGCAACGACTTCAGTTTCCCCGCGACCGAACTCGCGCACTCCGCCTACACGCCGTCCGCCGAGGTCTGAAATGGCAGCCAAAGCCGCATACGTGGTGGGGCAAAAACGTTTCGTTCAGACCATGCGCAAAGCAGGCGCGGACATGAAGGAGCTGAAGGACGTGAACCGGCAGGCCGCGAACATCGCCTTGCCGGCCGTCCGCACTCTCACTCCGCGCGGCAAGTCCGGCAGGCTCGCCGCTTCCATCCGCGTGGGCGCGACACAGAAGGCCGGTGTCATCCGTGCCGGCCGCAAGTCCGCGCCCTACGCGGGCGTCATCAACTACGGGTGGCCTAAACGCGGAATCAAACCACGCTTGTTCGTCAACCAGGGCGTGGCCGGCACCGAGGGCGCGTGGCGGCGCGTCTACAAGCAGTTCATCGACAAAACCATGAGCCAGGTAAAAGGAGCATAGAACATGAAGACCATCAGAATCACCCACACCAACGGCGACATCAACGAAGCACCGTTGACGCCGCGCGTCATCTGCGAGGCCGAGGAACACGCGCAGGCCCGGAAATGGGCCGCAGGCGACGCAAGCCGAATCAGGCAGGCGTACTACATGGCCTACCTCGCCGAAAAGTTCGCCAAGCTCACCACCGCCGACTATGACGCATGGCTCGACGGCGTGGACGTGGACGGCGTGGAGATCAAGGGCACGGAGACCAACGCGGGAAACCCTACGGACTGACGCCGTGGCCCGAAGAGTCCATGGGCAGACTCTCATGTCTACTGGCCCGCTATTTCGGCGGAACGCCGTGGGAGTGGCGAGAGAAAGCCACGGGCATGGACTGGGCCACAGCGATTGAAATCATCCAGACCGAAGCCGAGAAGATAGAGGAGGCGACGCATGGGACATAGCGCGATAATGTCCGTGAGAATCACGGGCAACAGCGACGACGCCGTGAAGGCGTTCCAGAAAGCCACCGCCAAAGCGTCCGCTTTCGGCAACTTCATGGGCGGCGCGGCCCTCAAGGGCGTTACCGCCCTTTGGGACAAGGTGAGTTCGTTCGGCAGCGCCGTGATGGACATGAGCGACAGCACGGACAAGTTCGTTTCGACGATGAACTTCGCCGGCATCGACACCGCCAACGTCGAAAAAGCAAGCAAGGCGGCGCGCGACTACGCGGACCGCACAGTGTATGACCTGTCCACCATCCAGAACACCACAGCGCAGCTCGCCGCAAACGGCATCAAGGACTACACCGGCCTTACAGAGGCCGCCGGCAACCTGAACGCCGTTGCCGGCGGCAACGCCGACACCTTCGGCTCCGTGGCCATGGTGCTCACCCAGACGGCCGGCGCGGGCAAGCTTACGACGGAGAATTGGAACCAGTTGGCCGACGCCATCCCTGGCGCGTCCGGCAAGCTCCAGGAAGCCATGAAGGCCAACGGCGCGTACACGGGCAATTTCAGGGACGCGATGGAGAAAGGCGAGATCAGCGCCGACGAGTTCAACCAGGCGATTATGCAGCTCGGCATGAGCGACGTGGCCAAGGAAGCCGCAAGCAGCACCAAGACCATGGAAGGCGCTTTGGGCAACTTGGAGGCCGCGATCACCGGCGGGCTGACGGACGCGTTCAACCTCATCAAACCGGCCGTGACGGGCGCGTTGACCGAAGCCGGAAACCAGATAAGCCAGTTCAGCCAGACCGCCACCAACGGCTTGCAACAGTTCATCCAAGGCATAAGCGACACCGGAGCGTTCCAAGCGCTCTCCAACATGGTGTCAAGCATCGGCAACGCGCTATCCGCGTTGGGCGGCGCGTTCGCCAGCATCGCCACGACGATAGCGCCCGGCTTGCAAGGCCTATCCGACGCCGGCAGCATCGGCACCACGGTGGGTGATGCATTCAACGGCGCGGCCGGCATCATCCAGGCGCTGGCGGACAAGCTCACCCAGTTCGGCGATTGGGTGAGCGCCAACGCGGAACCCATCAGCGGCGCGCTAATAGCCATCGGCGGAGGTTTCGCAGCGTTCAAGGTGGCAAGCGTCATCAGCGCCGTGGTATCCGCGTTGCAGGGCTTCAGCCTGGCGTCCACCGCCGCGTCAATCGGACAATGGGCGTTGAATGCGGCCATGAACGCCAACCCCGTGATGATGCTGGTCACCGCCATTGGCGCGCTGGTGGCGGCGTTGGTGTGGTTCTTCACTCAGACCGAGACGGGCCGGCAGATATGGAGCCAGTTCACCGCGTTCCTGGGCAATTGCGTGAACAACATAATCGCGTTCTTCCAGTCGTTGCCGGGCCGTATCGGCGCGTTCTTCCAAAACGCGGCCGACGGCGCGAGGAACACGTGGAACAGCGTCGTTGATTGGTTCAAGGGCTTGCCCGGCCGTATCCTCGACGCCATCGGAAACGTGGGTTCGATATTGGTCAACGCAGGCGCAAGCATCATCAACGGTTTTTTGAATGGCCTTAAAAGTGCTTGGAACAATGTCACCGGCTGGATTAGCGGCATCGGCGATTGGATAGCCGATCACAAAGGCCCGATTAGCTACGACCGCAAGTTGCTGATACCACACGGCAAGGCCATCATGTCAGGTTTCGCCCAAGGTCTTGACGCTGGTTTCCAGGGCAAAGTGAAATCAGCGATATCAGCCGTGAACACATCCTTGGCGAACACCGGCATACGGGCGACCATCACCAGCGCAGGAACGGCCGGCACCGTCTACAACACTTACGAAGTGCATATCGACGGAACCGTGGTGGACCCGGACGGCACCGCCAAGGCCATCGAAAAACTACTGAACGGCTACGCGAAACGAAGGGGCCGCGCATGAGACAGCCAACCATGTTCATCGACGCCGGCGACGGCTACGCCAACGTCACCGGCCACGACGGTGACACGGCCGGCCTCGCGGGCTTCACCATCGACTGGGGCACCGACAAGCTGGACGAACAGCCCGACCCCAACGTGCTCCATTTCCAGCTCATGGACCGCACCGGCGAACTGGCAGGCAACGCCACACGCCTCGCCGGCATGCCCGTGCTGATCCAACTATCCCGCATGCCGCTATGGCATGACCTCCGGCAGGAAACCGCATGGCAGGACCTGAAACCGACCACCACATGGGCCGGCTTCCACCAGCTCCACACACCCGACCCGGCCGAGGGACCGGACCCTACGGCACTCACCTTGTTCCTCGGCAACATCACCACGGGCGGCACCATCACCCAGCGCGCCAACGGCACCTACCTGCTCGACCTGTACGCCAACAGCCTCACCGTGCGACTGAAACGCACCACGCAGCAGGGACCCACCGACCCGGCGCTGCCCGACCTGCACTGGACCGGCGACGCGCGCGCCCGCGTGGACGAAATCGGCCGCAGAATCAACGGGCTCGGCTGCCCGCCGCTCGACCCCGACAGCATCGGCTACCTCAAGCAACATGCGCCCTACCCCGCGCCATACGACCTCGACAGCATGCCCGACCTGTCCACCGTGCTCCACAAACTCGCCGCACCGTTGCCGGACGTGGCCCTGTGGTACGAGACCCACCAGCACGGCTCGGAACACCTCACGGCACGCTACGCGGGCGACAAGGCAAGCATCACCCTGCACGGCGACGGCACCCTGAGCGTGGAGGGCGCGGGCATGGAGCAGACGGCGCTCTACGCCTCGGACATCCGCATCAACGAAACCGACATGACCCTGCCCGACCCCGTGGCGCAGGTCACGTTGAAGACCCGCAAGGCCAAATGGGACGACAACGACCAGAAGGTGACGTTCGAGGACGCGGAGGTGACCGTCACCGACCGAGGCCGTTTGCCCCAGAATCTCACCGAAACCATCGAGGCCGTGACGTTCGAGACCGACGCGGTGAGCGTGGACGAAAGCGGCGGCCACTGGCCCGGCACCGTCTGGCAGCCAAGCGACGCGCAGCGCGACCAATGGGCCGACTGGATCGCCACGCAGACCCTCAAGCCGATACCCGAAGCGCCGACCATCTCCAGCCGGGACATCGACCTCGACCTGTACGAACACACGTTGCAGCCGAGCGCGATCCTGCTGGCCTTCGCCTCCACCAGATACACGAAGCTCTTGGACGCGAACGGATCGCCTGTGACGGCGGGCGCATGGCTCGCCATCGGCGGCACCCTCTCGTTCGCATGGGACGGCGACGAGCCGGACCTCAGCAACGAGTTGACCATCACCCCATTGCCCATGATCCCCAGCGAACTGGGCACATGGGCCGACCTCGACCCCATCACCAGCGCGTGGACCACACTGCAACCGTTCACGTGGGGCGAATTCGGACAGATCACATATTTCGAACAATAGGAAGGAAACCCATGGCAGACACCACACGCGCGAAGTTCAACCCCGCAGACATGCCCACCACGCCCAGGCACGGCATCAAATACCCAGGAGCCAACGACCTCGTGCGCTTCGCCTCCCAACAGTTCCAGGCCATGGCCGAAAGCATCGACGACAACATCGACCAGCTGCCCGACCAGATCACGGCCACGCTGACCGACGCGACCCGTCGCGCCGAAGCCGCCGCGACCAAGGCTGAACAGGCAGCGGCCAACGCGGGCGGCATGGCAGATGGTGCAGTGGCGGGCTTCGTCAACAAGACCGACAGCGCCACCCGCCAAGCCCTTGACCTGCACTACGTCAAGGTGTTCGAGTCCCCGCACATCGTCACCATCGGCGACAGCTACGCAAGCCCCACGGACGGCCGTAGCTGGGCCGTCCAGCTCGCCAACCTGCTCAACGCGACCCTGCACAACTACGCCATCGCGGGCACCGGCTACCTCACCACCGACGCCACGAAGAACTATCAGGCGCAGGCGGACAAGGCAGTGGCCGATAAATCCTACGACCACAACCGCGTCCAGTACGTCATCGTCGGCGGCAGCCGAAACGACATCGGCGACTACACGGCCCACCAGACCGCCATGGCCAGAATCTACGAGACCACGGCCACCAGCTTCCCCAACGCTCGAATCATCTTCGTGCCCATGCTCTGGGACTGGAAACCCGTGGGCGGCTATTGGAGGTCGAACGCCTCCGCGATCATGAGCGGCGTCATGTCTCAGGCCCGCGCCGAAGCCATCCCCTACGCATGGACTTGGCTGCTGGGAATGCCGGAACGTTTCAGTGGGACCGATATCCACCCGGACGAAACCGGATCGCTCATCATCGCCCGCTACATCAAGTCGTATCTGGACGGACGCTATACCGGCCGCTACGTGTCACAGGTCGTCAAGGCCCCGAATAACACCGGGCTATGGGCATTGAGTATCACCGCATCAGGCGGGACCATCAGCTACAGCCTTGGAGTCGCCGACAAGGTAGCCATCAGCAACGTGCAGTCATTCCACATCCCGTTGTGGGCAGCTGCATCGAACGACATGACCAACGACGGCTACCCAGGATGGTCCACAGCCATCACCAACAGCGGCAATCAGGCAGCGCTCTTCCACGTGGACACCATCAGCACACAGGACGCAGGCCAAAACCCGACGGCCTCCGCAGGCATCCAGCCGTTCACAGTGTCCAGCGGACAAGCGCCAGCAGGACGCATGGGTTTGAGCTTCACCAGGGCATGGTGACACCGTGAGCGAAACACTGCTAGTCGCCGTCGTGGGTGGCGTCTGTTCCATCGGAGGCGCGGCGCTGGGGCTGATCGCCTCCACCATCAAAAACCAACTGGAGGCCCACAGGCTCGCCGCCCAGATGCAGGAAGACAACCAGCTGCTATGGCTCTGGAACCGGCAACTAGTAGACCACATTTATAAGCAAGACCCGCCGCCGCCACCGAATCCACCCGAAGGACTCTTCGACCACAACGACTGAGGAAAGGAGACAAACCATGAGCGTCATCAAGGAACGCATCGTGAACCAAGGCCACGGGGCACTCACCCCGTCCTACTTCTGCGTTCACTCCACGGCGAACCCCGGTGCCACCGCAGCCAACCACGCAAGCCTATGGTCACGCGACTACCCCAACGCCGTGCATCTCGTGTCCGACTGGACCGAAGCGCTGCACTGCGTGCCCTACGACCGACTGTGCTGGCAGGTCGGCAACGGCAACCGATACGTGGAGGGCTTGGAAATCTGCGAGGCCACCAACCAAGCGGACTTCCAACGCGGCATCGAGATAGCCGCGCAGGCCGTCCGCGAACGGCTCGCCGCGCACGGTTGGGGCATTGACCGGCTCATCTGCCACAACGAGGCCAGCGCCAGATGGGGCGGCAGCGACCACACAGACCCTATCCCCTACTTCGCCAAGTGGGGATACAGCTGGGAGCAATTCAAACAACTAATAGCCGAAGGAGAAACCGACATGGCAGCGAAAACCGACCCAATCAGCTACGGCGGCATGAACGTCACCGTGGAATATGCGTTGCAAGACATCAACAACAAGATCACCGCACTCATCAACGCCATCAAGTCCCTGCCCACCGAAATCTGGTATAGCCAATCAAACGGAGACATCAAGCAGACCCCGCTCTACACGTTGCGCAACATCGAGTACGAACTGACCAAGACCGACAAGAAGGACACCAAGGAATGAGCAACACCACCAGCACCCCGGACCATGCCGCCAACACCGGATACACGCCCGTGTTCAACGACACCGTGCGCACCGTCGTCTACATCATCGGACTTGTTGCCGTGATCGTAGGCGCGGGCTTTACCGCGTTCGGCAACCCCGAAGTGGGCGACTACGTGACCACCGTGGGCGGGCTTATCGCGTCCGGTTTCGGCGTGGCATACAATCCGCTGCGCATGGCCGGAAAGTAGCCCAATCATGGCGATGGTTCACATACGATTGCGCGCCCCGACCAACGGCGGCACCCGTGCCGGCGTCGGCATGGTCGTGTTCCAACCATCCGCCCGTCATACCGACGACGCGAGTGTGGTGTTGCCCGACACGTTCACCGTGGTGCTGGACGAAGAAGGCGAAGCCACCGTGGACATCCAGCCCGCCGGTCCCGACTGGTGTTGGAAGACCGACGAGCAAGTGCCCTACGGGTCTATTCGTTGGTTCACCGTGCCCGACACGGCCGGCACGCTGGAATACGCGGAGCTTACGGACGTGGACCCGCGCACGTTCAAACCGGGACGCAACCTCACCGCATGGCAGGCCGTCACCGGCGACATCAAAACCATGATCGACAGCATGCCCCGGTTCCTCACCGGGCACGGCTCCCCGACCATCGACGGCAAGCCGGGTGACATCTACCTCGACTTGGACACCATGGACCTCTACACCAACCAGGAAAGGAACTAAACATGGCATTCGGAAAAATCGGCAACCTACGCGGCGAACGGGGACCACAGGGCGAACGCGGCCCCGTGGGACCACAGGGCGAACGCGGCCCCGTGGGACCACAGGGCCAGCCTGGCGCGCAAGGTCCCGCCGGCAAGGCGGGACCCGGCATCGTGTTCACCGAAGGAGCACCGACCGGCAGCGGCGTGGCCGGCGCGATGTACGTGGACAAAACCACGTTCGATGTGTACGTGTGGACCGCCGACTAATGCCCTACAAGCATCTAGGCAATTTGAAAGGCAGCACGCCAAGCGACGCCCAGTTGCGCGCGTTGATTCTCGCGGTGCTGAAAACGCTCAAATGGTCCGACTTGTCAGGCTAG